GTGTATTTGTAATTAAAATCCCAATCAGCAACAACATCACTCCACGGATATGTTTTTAAACCGGCCCTTTTAATTATTGTATAATACAATTGTGTTATAGGACCATTTCTACTATCTTTTAAATTTGTGACATTAATATCTTTATTGAATTGAAATGCCCATGTATTGTTCGCGGTACCTACAAGTGGGTCTGATATATTACTGTATATATTTGAACTAAAAGCACATTTGTAAACTTCATAATCATTAGAAGTCAATACCTCAAAATATCTAACATAATACTCTGAAGGTGTACCATCTAATCTTCTAAATTTAGCCGAAGTAAAATTATAATTAGCCAAACTTTCAACCTTAATTATAAAAGTATTTGGTGACGGTATATTGACCACTTTCCAAACACCATTTAATGGGTTGGATGACCCAATTCTAATGTCAACAAAATCATTAACACTTAAATTGTGGTTTGATGGGGTTATTATTTTTGTGTATCCTACACCTGTGTTACCACTAATATTAGTTGATTCGGTGTAATTAAAAGTTGTTGGTTTATTAAACGATATATCATTTTTTGATACATTGGTTATTCTTTTAAAATTATTATAATAACTAGATGCAATTGTGGTTGTTGGTGCATTTACTATTGTATCTAATGTTATAGAAGTTTTTAAATTACCACCTTCGATACCCAAAGACTGTACCTTATGAAGACCCATATAATTTGGATGTGCTAAATATATAAATTCACCTATTTCTAAATTATGTTTTTGTACACCAAGTAAAGTTAATTTATTTGACCCGTTAATAAAACTAGTGCCCAAACCAAGATATTGTAAACCACGATACGCTTTACTTTTTATGTTAAAATTAGGGTCAGAATATTTTATTTCATATTCATCGTTCATAAAAGAAGGGTATGTTATTTGCATAACCCAATTATTAGGTGTGGTTGGTGGTGTATCTTTAAATAAAGGATCCCAATCACTAGAGGTGGAACCCGTTGATAATACATTGGAGGTATAAATGTTTAGTTTACCATTAAACCTATACTTATTACTTTCGTTTCTTTCCTTATTAAATAAATTTTGTAAGTTTAAAATTTCAGTAATATTATAATCGGTTATAAGTTTAGTTTTATTTTCTAATTCTAAACCTACATTAGTATTTTGTTTGGTAGCTTTTTTATACCTTTTATTACCTATTATATTCTTAATACTATTCATTACGATTTTACACGAACACGTAAGTCTGTTTGTGGATTTTTAATTTCAAACATTGTATCATATTCCGCAAATAAAACATAATCCGAGGTTAAGTCAATTTGTTTGGTTATGTTATCTATATAATTTTGTCTTGTAAAATTTAAAGAGTAATTACCACCAACTTTGTTATAAGCTTTTATATCTGTAATGTTTAATACACCGGCTACATTATTAATTTGTTCTATTAATTGTGATATGTATATGTTTTGACCCATTTGCCATTTATTTACGTCAAAATAATTTTTTACAGTATTAATAACATTATTAATTATTTCAGCTTGATTAAAAGACTTGTCCGTATATAAATCAATATCAAAAGCCAAATTAATAACTTTACCATCTTTAATTAATACATAATCATTAATCATACGATAATCCGCTAACCAAGTTGCCATATTTTCTTTTAAAGTATTGGTTGAGGAGTTATCTAATTTACCTTGTGAGTTTAAACCTAACAAAGCGAATTCTACTTTATTTTGATTTTCAGACACTTGCATTCTAAAAGGAACACCAAATTTACCTGGCATTTTAAATATGGTTGATATGTAATCTTTTATTGTTACTGCCCTATTTTGAGATGCAAAATTATATTTTGTCATCCATCTAATTTCGTCAATAGTAGGTTCGTCCCCACCACCAAAAGCCGGTATTGGGTTATTAACTCTTAGTGACTGTCTAACGGCTTGGTTGTTAGTAGCATTGGGTCCGTTGACAAACATGTCCACAAAACCAACACTATTTATAACATTAGCACCTATATTAGCGGCAGTACCACCACCCACCCTATATCTAACATATAAAGTTGTATTAGGTCTAGGTATTTCACCTAGGGCTGTACTATTGAAAAAATTGGATACTTGTAAAACATATTGATTTGTTGTATAAGCTTGTAAGTTTTGTTGATCAGAAAACCCAGAACCAAATGTCATTTTACAAAAACCAGTGTCAGTATATTCTTTAACAAATTTTCTGTTAACCGACATCCATTTACCAGGTTTAATACCACTATTGTCTGTACTTCTATTTGGATCTTCAACAAACACTTTATCTTCGGCTAGTGAATCAACTTCCCACCATTTTAAATTATTATCTACAAATTCGGCAGTTGTTGGGTTATTTATAAATGTGGTTCCGTCCTTTGTTATTACCTGTTCTATTGATACGATATTATTGTCTGGTAATATAATCTCTAAAAAAGGTTTAGCGTCATTATCGGATATAATTTTTTTATATATTTTACTAATACCGTTTGATACTATTTCTCTTTTAACTAAGGTATAACTAATTATAGTGTTATTGGCGTTTATATTAGGTATAATTAATCTGTTGGGTATACCACCGGTACTAAAAGGTGAAGAAAAATCTATATCATCCAATGTTTCGAATGTTTGTCCAGCACCAGCAACTTGTGTACCGTATTTTATTATTGGAGCGTATCTTATGTCAAATGTATCACCAAATACAGGAACAACTACTGAAAAATCAACAAGTGTTATAGAAGACCTTCTACCAGGTATTTTTAAACCTAAAGTTCTGGCAATGTTCATTACAGACCTTCTTTCTTGTGCATAATCAATTTGTGTTTCGGTAAACATTTTATCTGTGTGATAAGATAACATGTCAGACACAGCTGCATTTAACTCTATCAACATCATACCTATAGAGGCGTCATTAAAATCCTGATATAATTCGGGATAAAAATGTCTTACATAATTCATCAACTCACCTCTTACGTCCGCGAACTGTCTGGCGAAATAATTTATTTTTTTCTCAGTCATTTTATTTTATTTTAAGAATTTCTTCACCATTTTCATTTAACCTTATAAAGGTACATTTAAGATAGTTTATTATTTCATTTTGTCTAACGACATCTTTTAATTTTTGTCTATTATGATAATTTTCATCATATTCTATTACAACATTTTTTTCCTTATCATAACCATCAACCCAATACCCCAATTCTTTAATATGAAATTCACCACCATTTTCAGCATGTTGTATTTTATAACCATGTTCATTAGAATATTTTTCAATAAATGGGATTGATTTTGAGTTGTAAGCCGGATATAATTTACACCCTTTTAATTTAGTTTGTTCAAGTCTTTCTAATGTTTTAACTCTAATTTTTCTTATAGTTTCATCACTATGTTTCTGTACACCTATTTTACCTTTATTCCAAACTTGTCTGCCTAAACCACTTTCACTAACACTCCTAGTTAAATTATGTTTTTTTAAAGTTTTCCAAACTTTGTATTGACTACATTTTAATTCTTTAGCAATATCATAAGTTGTTAATTTATCTACCAAATATAATTTTTTAACTAATTCTAAATTCAATTCAAATTGATTGTGAACACCTTCATTTTCACATTTAACTTTTTGAGCCTCTGATTTAGTCCTTAACAAAGAATAAGTCTTTAAATTTTTAATAATTGTTTCAGTGCTACATCCTAACTCTTTAGAAACCTTTCTTATTGATTTCTTTTCTAAAATGTATTTTTCATATAATAAATTTTTATTTATTATTTTTTTCTCTGCCATTTTATATTTCTAATATTACAAAGTCGTTAGATTCAAAAGCACCTGTAGTTACAACATAATCTAGTCTAACTATAACTGCATGAATATTATTTTCAGATGGTGTTACCGTTAATTCGGTAATATTTAAATTTGGTATGAACTTGGATATGGCGGTATTAATTTCATTTTTAATAGCGTTATAACTAGGTTCGTCATTTGGTTCAAAAATGTATTGTCTTAAATTAGCACCGAAATCTGGCATATATAGTCTCTCACCTTTATTAGTTAATAGTAGATGAACCAAATCAGCTTTAATAGCTCTTTTTGGTTCAGTATTCATTTCTAAAAACTTACCTTCAGGGTCGTCAGAAAATGGAAACTGTATATTAATAAATCTTTTTTGTGCCATTCTAATACTTTTCTTTATAAATATCCATCTAAGAAATTTACCACCAAAAAATAAAATATAAAGTGTAAAGTTTAGTGCATAAAAAACCCCTCATTGAGAGGGGTTTTGGTTAGTTTAAATAATTATAAATTATTTAGGTTGTACTATATCAATTTCACAATTACCACCGGCACAGGCCGCCTCACCACTTAAATCCGTATTATCATCTAACTCAATTACTTTAGTTAAATCGATATTATTTAAAGTTTTAAGTAATTTTTCATAAGTTTCTTTATCACAATCCTCAAAAGGTGCTTGTTTGTAGGTATGGTTGGAGTAAGGTAATACGGATAGACCGTTATAATAATCCCTATTATCCCACATCCATTGACCTGTTAAATCCCATTCGTTTTCTTTAATAGAAATTGTGGCTGAAACATTATGTGTATTAGATCCGGTTCTATGTCCACTTCTAACCCACTCATGAGATACTTTTTTAACACGTTCCAATAGTTGAAATACCGATTCGGTTCTTACAATAGCTCCTTCTGGTGCCTTTTGTGGTATAGAAATAACAGCTGTATCATGTGGTCTGAAATACTCATCTTCAATTAACTCGGGATGGTATATCGATAGATATGTGTAAATAGCCTCATTTTTACCAACACGAACACGTCTGATATAATAATCATTATGCCATGCATGAATACCTGAAGATGTACCTAACACCAATGAAGAAGTTCCTGAAGGTTTTACAGTAGTTGTTCTTGCTGCTTTATTAACACCAATTAATGACGCTACTCTTTCATTTTCTTCTTTAGAAATTTTTGCTGCCTTTTTCATATCGTAACCTAATACAACGCCTGAACCAATACCTGTCATACCTACACCGATAAGAGCATCTTTTTCAGTTGTACGTTTCCATACATCACGTAAGTAGTGGAAATCTGTATATCCGGCTTGTAATGTACCAATGAATGTTGCTGCTTTAACTCTTTCTTCAAAATCCTCTTGTGATGTAATATCAGACGCATTAATCTCACAAAGGTTACAAAACTGATAAGGCCGGAGTGATATCTCACAGCACGGGTTGGTTCCCCAATCTTTATCGTTAGATAAATAAATTCCAGGTTCACCAGAACCACTTAACTCAATACGTTTCCAAATATCCATAAAATATTCTTTGGTTATTTTATGTCTCATTAAAACTGCTGAGTTATTAGCTCTACCTCTTTGTGGGTTTAATTCCCACCAATTACCTGATTTACAAGCTAACATTTCATCATCATCAGCTGAGAATAAAGAAATTAATGCTGCTCTTCTGATACCACCAGCTAATACAGCGTCAGCTATAAAACATACAATATCATGAACTTCAATTGGTTTTAGTTTATCACCATCTTCTTTTGTATCTAAAATCTTTTTGATATTGTGGATACAGTCTTTTAATGGTTGAGGTCCGGGAGCTTTACCACCACTAGTTACTAACCTAGCCCCTTTAGGTCTAACATCTGAATAATCAAATATAGGTGTAGAAGATTTAGACCCAAAATATGATTCAATTAAAACTTTAATAGCATCAGCCCAACCTTCGATGGAATCTCCAATAAGGTATCTTCTAGTTCTATTTGAATTTGGTTTTTTAATCTCCGGTAATTTATCAACATGATGTTTTTGTACGGAGTAACCAACACCTGTACCACCTAATAATAAAAACATTGCTTCAGCAAAAGAATCCGTATGGTCAATTGGCATATAAGCACAGTTGTAAATTCTGTTAGGACTTATTTCAATTGGTTTACCACCAAATTGTAAACTCCTCATTGAAGGTAGAACTTTTTTATCATACACCAATTTATACACCTTTTCAATCTCATCCTTGATTTCTGGGTATTTTCTTTGATGCATTTCTTTATTTCTTGTCACCAACTCTTCCCACGTTTCTCTTCTGTTTAACTCAGGAACATACTTAGCATATTTCATGTGGACTGTTATGTTTGAGAGTATTTTACTTGAAATCTCCATTTTTTAATAATTTTTTAGAAAATTTGTAATTTTTAATTGTTTTGTTTTTGTAACTCTTTTGCTCTTTGTATTCTATCACGTGTATGTGCTTCTTTTTTCTCCTCTTGCTTCTTTTCATAACCTAAGAAAGTATGTGAAGCCTCAGTGTCTATATACACCCTACCGTTATCAAATGTACAGTCTTCGAATACAACACCATCACGACCAAAACGTGATTTTAAGACTGCAATTGTTGCTCTACCAGCTTCTTTTTGTGGTAATGTTCTAGCTATTGACATAATGAAGTGTCCTATTTGAGCTTTCTTTATCGAACCGCCCATTTGGTCTCCAGTTACAACATCAGAACTAATAGAACTTCTGTTACCTTGAACGGCTGTCCATCCTACCAAACTAAATTCATTTAACATAGATTCAAAACCTCTCATCACATTACCCTCACCTGACCATTCATCACTATAATGTTTTGTTGATTCAACACAATCAATATAGTCTAAAACAATCATGTCAGGTTTAAATCCTGTAGAGATTTCATGTCTAACGAAAGATTTTATGGTTTGCATGGTTACACCCTCTGAAGAAAACTTTCTAATTCTTAAATCATTTGTTCTGTTTGAAGTTACTTCTTTGTGTTTAGATAAAACCTCTTCTTTTCGGTCAGCTAACTCATTTAAATTAATGCCCGACCAACATGCCAAGTGTTTTCTTTTAATAACATCAGGCATATCTTCAAATACAATTTGTAAAACATTATAACCTTCATTGTAAGCTGAATTAGCAATTTTGGTTAAAATTGTTGTGTTATGTGTTAAGATAAAATCATCAGTGACATACAGGTGGTCATCATTTTCTACATATATACACTGAGCATCTTCTTCATGTGAATATTTAACTTCAGTTATAAATTTATTTTTTTCATATTTTGTCCTGTATTTAAACCTAGATATTTTTCTATTACATAAAGATGGGGTGATATCATTATTAGGGAAACTTATTGTTAAACTATAACTTTTCTTTAGTGAAAAATTTTCTTTGTATAAGTATTTAACGTTTTTCTCTTTAACGATACAAGTACCACCTAATGATAAAACCAACTCTCTAACATCTAACATTAGTTGTTCTGAAACAGTAGAATAACCGATTAAATGACCATCAATCCAACCGTCTGTATCTATTAAACCTTGTAAAACTTTTTCCCTAACCCAAACAGAATTATATAAATAATTTTTGGGTATAAATTTTGTTTTACTATTACTATTAAACAGACCTAACCCCTCAAATATTGGTTTAGCTTTTAATAACCTAACACGTTTAATGTTTTTTGTTTTAACTAAAACGTCATCATCAGTTTTAACATCCCTAAAATATTCGTTTATTGATATATTATTTTTACCGTAAAACTGACTAACATTATTAATTATATCATCGTCTTTAGTATCAAAACACATTGACTTGTTTAAACAACCATCACCTAACATAACACCTAGAACGTATGGATCTAATTTTATGTTTTGGAAATCAAATTCTACTGGGTTTACCTGTGGTATAAGATAATTTTTAAAATTTTGTTTTTTAGTTTTAATGTATAAATTATCTTTTATTTTAGATAAAGGTAGTACTTCAAAATCGTGATTAGGATCCCATTTACCTTTTATTTTCCTGTTTCTACGGTAAAATTTATTAACAGCCCACAAATGTTCTTCGTCACATTGTGTTTTTGTGCCATCAGAAAAATAAACATCATAAATAGGTCTTTTACCTTGTGGGTAAACACCTAATACTTTTTGTTTTTTACCGTCAGAACCTATTACGTAATCACCCACACTTATTTCACCCATCAACTTCCACCCTGTTGGTGTTAAAATTTTGGATGATACTGGTTGTGCTTTACCAACACCATAAGGTGCTAATATAACCCCAAGTTCACCTCTCGATAAACCCCCATCGGTTAAATTATCAATACCATTTATTCCTGTCGGAATTGGGTGTCTAAAGTCTTTTTCTAATACTGCTTCAATGTTTTCGGTGATAGAAGTACCGTCATCTTTTTCGGAACCTACAGCTAAAGCCTCTCTTAAAATTTCAGCACAAGTTTCATAGTTGTCAAACTCACCATTATCAACAATCTTGTTGATTTTTTCATTGGCTTTTTTAAGTTCTTGTTGTCTACAGAAATTTAAAGCTTTACCCTGAACAAATTCCCAATCTGCTACAACCAATTCACGAATTTCATTTAACATTTCAAATACATAGTCCTGAGTTACCTTGTCTTTAATTTCCATTCTAAAAATGGTTTCTAAAGTGTCGTAAGCTGGAACTTTCTCGTACTTCTCATAGTAATCCTTTATTTGGGCTACTATGAGACGGAAATACTCATTGTCGAAGTACCTAGCGTGTACGATGTCAATAATTCTGTCAGAAAATTTTTTATTCGCTGGATGTAAGAGCTGGTTAATTAATTCGGTTTGAAACTTATAACCGAGGTATCCTAATGTAACATTTTTTCCCATCTTCTTACTTTGTATATTCATAAATAGCGATTACAATTTTATGTTTGCGTATTCCACAGTAAAATTTTCTTGACCTAAAGTTTCTTGAATACGAGATATAATCTTAGAAATTAATTCACGAATATCAACACTATACCTAACTCTTTGAGGATAAACATTTCCCGTAAAACGTTTAGATATAATAGTTTTTTCATCTATCCTAATTTCAAAATCAAAAATATCTTCTTTTTCATAGATTGGTGTTCTGTTGATTTGTTCTTCTGTTTGTTTTTCGTATGGGTTGAATTGGTTCCATAAATAATCTATGGCCTTTTCTTTTAATTGTTCCTGTACCATACCTGTACAATCATCCACACAGTCATATAAATCCAAAGAATTTACTGATTTATGGTTAAAATTTTTTACAGAAAAGTAACGTTGGCAAATAATATTGCCATTAATTTTTAATAAAAATTCGAATTTTTTCATAGTTTTGAGTTTTTGTAGTTTGTTTTTTCTTTTTTGGATAATTTTATAAAAGGTTCTAAAAAATTTACATAACCATTTTCACCACCAGGTATAGCGTACATAACACCGTCTTCAAACATCATTTTTAACACGTTTTTATAATCACGACCTTCGGGGTTTAATGGTAATTTAATAAGGTTTAAAACCTCTTCTTTAGCTTCATCCGTTAAAAGTGGTTGTTGTAAATCTATTATTATTTTATTTATTTCGTATACATTACCTTTGTGACACCCTTTAGTTTTACCTTCTAATATTGATTCAAATATCTTTAAATTTTTCTCTTCTTTCAAGGCTTTACTCCTTTTTAAGATGTCCTCTAATGTAACTTTTTTTTCTTTAATTTCAGGAAAATAGGTTAAGAGTGTGTTTTCAGTAACACCATCAATCCCTTTAATGTTGTCTGTTGTACATCCTTCTATTATTTTAACTAAACCAGCATTTTGATAATGGTGTTGAAAATACCAATTATAATTGCCTACACCCACCAAGGTTTTCTTATCTGCCAAATATAGACTAACATCTTCACAAATTAATTGACACAAATCTCGGTCATTTGTGTAGATAATTACTTCTTCGTTTTTATTTCTATTGATGGAATAAAAAGATAATAAATCATCGGATTCACAATCAGGATGTTCATACTGACGCAAGAATAAATCTTCAGCATAAGATTTAACTCTTAGTTTTTGAATTTCGTAGTTTTTGTCAAAAAATTTAGCTCTATTGCCTTTGTATTCGGGATAGTAGTCAAGTCTTAAATAACCACCTCTTTCACCATCCCACATGATAATTACTTTATCTATAGATAATTCAACAATAAGTTTTCTTAATGTAGTGTAAAATTGGAATATTCCACCGATGTGGACTTCTTTGTAGAAAACGTTCTTAGCTCCATTATAAGAGCGTTTCATAAGAACGTTTCCATCAACAAGAAGTGTTTTAGTTTTTTCTTTTCTTTTAGTTACCCGTAGTCCCGTCATTGTTAGACACAAAATTAAAGGGTTGGACAATGTTTCTTCTTTGTTCTATTGGATTTTGTGGGGTTTCAGTTAGAATGGCTAATGTTAATAACTCATCTTTAATCACTTGGGTGGGTGTACCTATTAGGTACTCCCTAACCAAGCTGTGTATTTGGTCTTTAACCATTTCATTTTGAAATGAGTTTATTATTATTTCGTATGTTACCCAATCTATTCTCATCACTCTAGACCCTCTAAATCGATATCTGTTTCTGAACCTTCTAGTGAAAAATCTTCACCTTCTTTTACATCCAATCCATTCTTGATGAACATCTCTGTCCAAAATTCAGAATATTCTTTTTTGTATTTTTCTTCAGATTCTTTTGTATCTTCAATAAAACCGTGTGGTGTTACAATTACTTTACCATCTTCGTAACCAATACCGTTTACGTGGTTTTTAAGGATAGAAATTTTAGTACGAGTAGCGAATTTAATTTTTCTACCGTTCTTGGTTGCCATAATCTTATTTGTACCAGCTCCTTTTTGATTACCATAAAGGAAAATTAAAGTACTGTTAAGATAGATAGCTTCCCCACCTTTCATCTTAATTTTTGGTTGACCCATTGGGGAGTCTGGTAATTCAACCCAAGGTTGATTAACAAAAACAATTGTGTTTGTATATTTACTTGTTTCTTTTCTTGATGACGTAATTCGGCCATTCAATCCCATGCCTATTTTATCGGATAAAACAGATGCGTTGTGCATCTTACCACCTTTACCGTCATAAGTCATTTTACATGGGATAGAACCGACAGAATCCCAAAAGAATACTATATCATATGGGATGTCACCTTTATCTTGTGCATCCAACACTTGATTCATATAATCAGTAATCTGTTCGATATAATCGAAATCATCACGAAAAAGAAAAAAACCGTCCCACTCTCCTGGTGTAACTTCCTTGGCATCCAAACCCATTAATTGGGCGTGACCAAAACTCCATTTCTTTTCAGTGATAATAAAAATTGGTAGAATACCATTTTGTTGACACCAAATAGCGGATTTTAATAACCCTGTAGTTTTACCCGTATCGGAATGCCCCAAGAAGACGTTTAAGTGTCCAAGAGCAGGGCCAGGAACACCTGTTGCTTTTTGGAAAGCTTCACCCAAATCAATAAATTTATCAGCTTTGTATTTAGTTTTTGTACTAAACTTATCCTTCAAACTATCGAGTGAGAATTCTTTTTTACCTATGGATTTTTTTGTTGTTGTAGACATATTTTTTTAATTAAAATGGCATTTCATCATCATCTTCAGCCTCATCATCGACAACTGGAGCTTTATACTTAGCGCTTGTAGTACCAGTTTCTTTTTTCACAGTTTCTTCACCTTTAGCAACAAACTTTTCAAGTTTTTTATCCCAAACAGGATTCTCACCGTTAGCAATTATTTCTAAATACTCAAAAGGAGAAGCTTTATAAATTTCTTTCCAAGACACAGTATCTTTTACCCAAGCTTTGGCTTTATCTTTGTTTTCTGTTAACATTGATGGGTCTTCAGCCATAATAGAAGTTATCTTGGTGTTGTTCTTGTCACCACGACCTAACATAAGGGTAAGGTCACGACCTTCACGACCATCAGCAAGATTTCCTTTTTTAGTGAACAATGGAATCATTTTGTCTAATTCACCTTCACCTTTGTAATTGTGACGGAAACGCCAAATTTTAACACCGTCTTCTTCTTTAGAACGGTCAATTACACGAACAAGATAAAATTTACCAGCCTTATAGGTCTTGGCAATTTTCTTGTCTTCTTCACTACCTGTAGCTTTTAAAGCTTTTTCAACCTCACACAATGGACAAGTTTCACCATCGTTGTGTTCTCTACAATAAAGTTTTCTCCATTGACCGTTAACCTGCATAACGTGGAAGTAACCTTCTTCAAATGGTGAAGCACCATCTTTAGTTGGCATTAAACGAATGGTTACTTCACCATTCTTTTCACCTTCTTCCAAACGTGGGTTAAAATACTTAGAGAAATCTTTTTCTTCAAATGATTTACCACCACCTGAATTCTTGTTTTTTTCATACTGCGACATAATCGCATCTAATACATTACTCATTTGTTTTGTTTTTAATTGTTTAACATTTATTTAATACGCAGTACTGATGTATACGTGAGTTAATTATAATCTAATAATTGTATTTTGTAAAGCATAAAAAAAAGGGTTATTCACCCTTTTTCTATTTACTTTTTAAATTGTTCTTTTTTTCTTTTTAGATTCTGGAACAAAAGATTTTTTAATATCATTTGTGTTATAATCTTTAACATCTTCGGGTTTTACCTTCCAAACTTTAACCTCACCATCTTGGCTTTGTCCGTCAGGTCTACCTGAAGTTACTTCATAGTTGTCTTTTAATTTTTCATCGTTCCAATAATCAGTTAGTTTAACGTTAAATGGATAAGAATCTAATGAACGTAGTTCTAACTTTTCTTTTGGTTTTTGTGATTGAATGTCTCTTTTTATAACATTTAATTCATTGGCTACAGTGTCTATTTTAGATAAACTAGTTTGTAAAGCATCAAACTTTGACATTAAGTCGGTAATCATATTTTTACCTTCTTCAGCTGCTTTAACTGCTTTTTCAGAATAACCTTTAGCGTCATCAGCACGTTTAACAATGTCTGTTACGTCTATTTCTTCAACTTCTTCATCAGATTCTTCATCCTCTAATTCATCGGCCGCACTAAATTCATCAGCAGTACCGAATTCGTCAGTTTCTTCTTCTTCACCACCTTCTTCAGTATCAGCCTCAGCATCACCCTCTTCACCACCAAAGTCAAAATCCGCGTTATCACCACCTTCTTCAGTATCACCTTCTCCACCACCAAAGTCGAAGTCTTCATTGTCCCCACCTTCTGTATCTGTAGTTTCTTTTTCTTCCTCATCAGCATAATCAGTCATATCGTCAACTGGATATGTGTGTCTTCTAA